AGTACCCGATTCCGCGTAATGGTGGCAAAACCACGGAATTCAGGAAGTTTTCTCCACTGAACAAGGCGCTGACGGCACTTGAGGAAGGCGTAACCCCGGAGGGCAACAAGCTCGACGTAACGACCATTGAGGCAACGGTTGACCAGTACGGCGATTACATTACCATTTCTGACGTGCTCGACCTGACGGCGATTGACCGAAATCTTGAGCAGGCAACCAAACTGCTTGGCTCTCAGGCTGGCCGCACGCTGGATACCATCACCCGTGAGGTGATTACGGCTGGAACGAATGTCATGTATGCACCCAAAGCAGACGGCACGGAAGTATTGACCCGTGAAGATGTTTCGTCGGATTCGCTTCTGACCCTGCCTGTTATTTTCAAGGCAGCGGCCAAACTTCGTGCCCAGAACGCAATGCCCATTGATGATATGTTCGTAGCAATCGTGCATCCGAATGTAGCTTGTGACCTGATGCTTTCTGACGGATGGATTGAAGCACACAAATATACCACGTCCGATAACATTTACAAGGGCGAAATTGGACAGCTGGGTGGAGTTCGCTTCGTTCAGACCACGGAAGCAAAGATTGTTGGCGGCGCTGGCGCGAATGGAGATTCGGTATATTGCACCATGGTTATTGCGGCGAATGCATACGGCGTAACCGAGGTTGAGGGTGGCGGTTTGCAGCACATTGTAAAGCAGCTGGGATCTGCTGGTACGGCAGACCCGTTGAATCAGCGTGCATCTACCGGCTGGAAAGCCATGAAAACTGCTGAACGCTTGGTGGAAGAATACATGGTCCGCATTGAACACGGCAGCGCTACCGATCCCAAGGCAGCATCTAACTAATTAGGAGGATTTGTCATTTATGGCAACAAAATCAAATGTGACTGAAATCAACTCTGCGGAGACGCAAGAATTTCAGCAGAAATCCAATGATCCATGGGAGATGGAGTCCCTGACGCTAACTCTCGACAAGAAGAATCGCCAACCGCTGTATGTGAATGTCAACAACCATAATTACCGCATCCCGCGCGGGATCGAGGTAAGGGTGCCGCGCTTTGTTGCGGAGGTTGTTCGAAACTCACAGCGGCAGGACATGGAAACTCTTCGTAAGATTATGGCGTTAGATAACAGTCTATAACCAACGGGGGCGAAAGCCCCCATATGCCAGCACGCAAAAGACGCTTGTCGGGTGCAAGCCCCGGAGCTGGCACAGGAGGAATAAATATGACGATTTTAGAAGCGATTACACAAACCCGAAACGTAAAGCCCAACCAATACGACGACAACCTTCTTGTGCGTTGGCTGTCTGAGATTGAGGGGCTTATTTACCATGAATATATTGTGTGGCATCTTCCAAAGGAAGAACCAAAGATGGTCCCGGAAGAAGAGCTTGAAACAGATGTGGAGCAGCCGGTTGATCCGGAACCTGAATTCCCGCGCATGTACGATCCTGAAACAGATATGGACACAGTGCTTTTTGTTCCGGATCCATATTCCAGTGTGTACGTGCAGTTCTTATGCGCGCAGATTGATTATTACAACGGCGAAATGAACAGGTACAACAATAGTATGGTCATGTACAATGTGGCACTCAAAGCCTTTATTGACTACTACAACCGCAACCACATGCCCAACCAAGACAATTATATAAGGACATAGGAGGGGCAGGATGTTTTTACCGAAGCTTGACGATCTGAACCTCTCCCGTGAAATGCTTGGCGCGTTCGGAGGGTACAATCACAACCTCAGAATCAACAACAACGAATTCTACGACATGCAAAACATGAGCTCAGACCTGTTTCCGCTTTTGTCACCACGTAAACCACGCGCAAAAGTACGGCAGTTGACGAAGCCTAACGGTCTGTTTGCGCATGAAAAGCTTTGCTGGGTGGACGGTACGGATCTATATTATGACGGTCAAATTGTGGGGCAAGTCGAGGATAGCCCGAAACAGTTTGTAGGCATGGGCGCGTATATCCTTGTATGGCCTGACAAGGTTGGTTACAACACGCACACGGGCGAATTCTTTTCGCTTGGAAACACCGCAACAACTGAAGGCACGGTGTCTGTCGCTTTGACAAAGCTTGACGGCACAGAGTACACGGGTTATACCGTTGCGGATACGGCTCCTGAATCGCCTGAAGACGGGACACTTTGGATTGATTCAAGCGTTACGCCCAACGTGCTGAAGCAGTATTCTACCGCCTATGGCATGTGGGTAAGCATTGCTACTACGTATGTAAAGATCAGCGCAACAGGCATAGGGGAAGGATTCTCCGAGCTGGACGGCGTGTCTATTTCAGGCTTGGAAAACGCGGCGCTCAATGGTGAGTATGTGCTTTATGGAGCAGCGGATGATTATGTTATCATCACCGCTATCATCGATAATGTTGCAACGCAGGAAACTCCGGTCACAATCGAACGAAAAATACCGGACATGGATTATATCACCGAGAGTGAAAACCGTGTATGGGGATGCTCAAGCGAAAACCATGAGGTGTACGCGTGTGCACAGGGCGATCCTAAAAACTGGAACAAATTTTTGGGTATTGCGTCGGATAGTTACGCAATGACCGTAGGATCTGCCGGAGACTTTACCGGCTGCGTTACGCATCTTGGGTATGTGATTTTCTTTAAAGAAGACGTGATACACAAGATATACGGCAATAAACCGGCCAATTACCAGCTCACGAACACCAACAGCAGGGGCGTGGAGCTGGGCAGCGAAAAGAGCTTGGTGATTGTGAACGAAACGCTGTACTACAAGGCGAGGAATGACGTTTGCGCATATAATTCTGCGCTTCCTGTGTCAATCTCTGATGCGCTTGGGGAGACCAAATATCACGGCGCTGTTGCTGGCAGCAAAGATTCCAAGTATTACATCTCCATGCTGGATGAGCAAGACAAGGGCGCACTGTTCGTATACGACGGCACGCGGGGGATGTGGCACAAAGAAGATAATGTATACGCTACATATTTTGCGAAGGCAGGACATGAATTATATTTCATTAATGCGCTGGACAATTGCTTGTATGCCGTGGGTGGGTCCATGGAGTATTCCGACGAATTCGCGCGTATGGAACGGCAGGTGGAATGGTTCTTTGAAACCGGAGACATTGGGCTTGATTCGCCGGACAACAAATATATTTCGAAGATCCAAGTGCGGCTGGAAGTGGACGAAAAGGCGCTTGTGCGCGTAGAAGTGCAGTATGATCGGGATGGATTTTGGGAGGAAAAGTACAGGATTAATCCGACCAAAAAGCAATCCACGACCATCCCCATAATTCCAAAGCGGTGCGATACTATGCGGCTGCGCTTTGTTGGGAAGGGTGCGTTCAAGGTGTATTCGATAGCAAAAACCATAGAGCAGGGGAGTGATGTTTGATGGCGTTCACTGGTTTGGAACTGCCGAACATTACGGATGAAAAACTGGATGATAAGCAAGAACGGCAAAAGATCATGGAATATTTGTACCAGCTTACAGAGCAGCTACGGTACATGCTCACGAATCTTGACGAGGATAACCTGTCGGAATCGTTATCGAATACGATCAATGACGCGCAGGAATCAAGTACGAAGGTTGCGCAGGAAGTAAAGGACTTGAGCGGGAACGTGTCGCGCATTGACCAGTTCGCAAAGGGGATTACGTTAGTGGTTGAAAACGGCGAGACATCCAGCGAAATTTCGTTAACGTCAGGCGGCGTAGTCATAACCGGAAACACGGTTACGTTTCATGGTGTGGTTACGTTTACGGACTTGTCCACCTCAGGCAGCACGCAGATCAACGGCAGCAACATCACAACGGGAACAGTAGCGGCCGATCGCATCGACGTAAACAATTTACAGGTAAGATATCTAAATGGTGCAAGCGGCACATTTACCACACTAACAGGGACAGGCTCCATCAACCTTGCAAATACCATGATTATCTATCCGAACTATATCAATGCAAACGGGATATTGATTGGGTATTTGTCGGGTTATGATGATATTTGCGTACTTCCACCGACCGCGACAACGGGGAACATTGGCGTGGGAGCAATGCCTTGGGATCAGGTTGTGGCACGTTCAGTGGTTCAGACTTCATCGGCAACAGCCAAAACAGATGTTAAGGCAGCAACCAAAGAGGACACCGGCAGCATCGATGATATTCGGGTGGTCACATATCGCTGGAAAGAGGGGAAGCGCAGCAATGTTATTGAGCTTGGCGTCATCGCGGAGGAAATGCAGGAGACAAACCCTATATTCGTTTCACTGGACGATGATGGGACACCCTATGCGGTAGATTATGGGCGTATAGGGTTAGCGTGTGTGCTGGAACTGCAAGAGATGCGGCAACGTGTTGCCGCTTTGGAAAACAAAGTCGCACAGATGAAAGCAAAGGAGGCAGCGGAGTATGGCGACGTATTCTCAGGTTAAGAAAGGATCAAAAGGAGATTCGGTATCTCAGCTTCAAACGCTGTTGAATCAGAATGGATATTCGCTGGATGTGGACGGTGTTTTTGGCTCAAAAACACAATCGGCGGTCAGGGATTATCAAAGCAAGTCCGGACTGGCCGTTGATGGCATTGTCGGCACAAACACATGGAATTCATTATTAGGCACAGGCGGCAACACAAGCGGTTCTGCCTCCGGTTCCTCAAGCAGTTCTACCGCAGATTGGCTGGCGAGCTATCAAGGCAATTCAGGATACACTCCGTCTGCTTCCGTACAGGCGGCGGCAAATACACTTGCACAGTATGAAGCAAATAAGCCGGGCGAGTATCAAAGCACGTATGCAGATCAGATACAAGGATTGCTTGACAAGATCATGAACCGGGAAGAGTTTTCTTATGATTTTGCGTCCGATCCAATGTATCAGCAGTACGCGAACAGATACCAGCAGCAAGGTAAGCTTGCCATGATGGACACGATGGCCAACGCTGCGGCGCTTTCCGGTGGCTACGGCAATTCCTATGCTAACACGGCAGGACAGCAAGCGTATCAGGGATACTTGCAACAGCTAAACGATGTGATTCCTGAGCTTCGGGATGCCGCGTATCAGATGTATCAGAACAAGGGAGCGGATATGTACAATCAAATGAATCTGCTGCAAGGGCTTGACAACACAGATTACGGCAGATACCGCGATACCGTCAGCGATTACTACAATGACCTCAACTATTACTATGGCAAATACAACGATCTGAACAACTTCGAGTACGGTGCGTTTGCCGACAATCGGAACTTTGCCCTTGCCGCGCAACAGCTTGCGCAGGAGCAGGCGCGCTGGGAAGCTGAATTTGCGCTCGCGCAACAGGCGGCGAAATCCAGCGGCGGCAGTGGCGGTGGTGGAAGTAAAAAGTCGGGTGGGAGTTCAAGCCAAAACTCTACGTATAACAGCATCGTAAACCGTGCAATTCAAGCCGCAGGAATAGCGGACGCTTCAGGATATGATGGCCGAGATAACGCTATGGATTTGCTGCAAAATAATGTTGAGCATGGCTATATCACGCAGAAGGAAGCGGAAGAGATATACAACAAATACATCCGGTAACAGGGGGGCACTATGGCAACCAACAAATATATAGATTCATGGAACAAAAAACGCAAAAACACAGAGAGCAAAAGCTCATCTTCTGATTTTGAAGAAAGATGGGGACGGCTTGAGCAGCAAAAAGGAAGAAAGATAGGCACCGGCACAAGTGCAAATTCTTCGCGCACATATCGCACATTGAGCGGAACCACAGCGCTTGATTCTTATTCGGATTATTTAGACAACCTTGGAACTGGCGAAAAAGCTATGAGCATGCGCGAATATTTCACGCAGGATCATGAGCCGTATGTACCTGCGCAGCTTATCCGTGCTTCGGGTCTTGCTGCGCAGAATCGGACAAAAGCGAACCTTGCACGGGATAGGCAGACAGCATACAGAAACATTATGCCCTCGGTTGGGAACATCAACGATACAGGTTTAAATTTCGGAACGACCGCTTCTTCTGATATGCGAAAAGCAGTGCAGCTTGCAAGGCAGATGAGGGAAGAAGGAACTTCACCTGAATCCGGTTTGTCTGCGGCAGCACAGGCGTATGTGAATAACCAGGAACGCTTGCGCACCATGGACATTGAAGCGGAGCGGGAAAAGTTGTCCCGGTGGGAAGAACGATACAAGGAAGCCAAAGATGATTTAGCGAATGCGCGGATCGATGATCCATCCCTGCTTCTTGGTGTTGGCCCCGACGTAACGCTTCAAGACCCTGTCACCGGCAAGTGGAACGAGCAGGAAGCCAAGATGCCCAACAAGGAAACGGGCGAGTGGAAAACCATTGAAGCGCCCAACGCTGGCACGGTAAATACATATAACCAGCTTGGAGCAAAGACCCGGCGCGGTATTTATGAGGGCGAAAATTACCAAACCATTGAGAAGTATGAAAAGCTGCTTGAAAGCCCGGCGTATAAGCGGCATGTTGTAAAAAAAGATGAAGCCATTCCCGGTGCTTCGGAACGTCAAAAGTCCGTTATGACCGACGAAGAACGCAGACTTGCCTCGTACCTCAACTATACCTATGGAGAAGAAGCGGCAAAGGAATACACGGCTGCAAAGCAGGAAGTATGGAATCAGCGCATCGGCAAAAAAGATAGCGAATTTTTTGAGAATGCGCCGGCGCTTGCACCGCTGTATGGCATATGGTCGGGCGTAGAATCTTTTGGCTCCGGCATAGGAAGCGTGTTCACAGATGAAGTGCAGCCAATTAGTGCAACACAATACGCTTCACAGTATATCCGCGAAGAATTAAACGATGACGGGGCATGGGGAGCAATTTATGACATTGCGCAATCCATAGGAAACATGGCTCCGTCTGTGCTCGGAAGTGTTGGATTATCAGCTATCGGCTTGCCGGGCGTTGGCGCGGCATTTGGCACTGCTACAATGGGCGCGAGCAGCGGCGGTAACGCATACGCAGAAGCCAAGCGGCAGGGCTACAGCGACGAACAGGCACGCAGTTACGGCCTAATGATCGGCGCGGCAGAAGCGGGGATGCAGTATGTCCTTGGTGGTATCAGCAAGCTTGGCAGCAAGGTTACGGGTGGCGCGATTGCGAAGAGCATTCAGAATATTGACAATGCCATGCTGCGCGTTGCGGCTCAAATGGGCGCAAGTGCTATTTCCGAAGGCACGGAAGAATACTTGCAGGAAATCATATCTCCTATCATTCGGAACATGATGCTGGACGAGAACAACGAGGTGCAGCTGTTTTCGGAAGAGGCGGCGTATAGCTTCCTGCTCGGCGCGGTCACTGGCGGCCTGATGGAGGGAGCGACCCGCACAGGACAGGAAATCAAGATCAGCGCGAACACAAAAGAAATAGGACGATCTATCATCAATAGCGGGCATGCGCCCATGCTTATTGAGAACGCAATGACGCTTGATCCTGAGAGCAAGGCATACCAAATCGCTGAATCATTGCAGGGAACGGACACAGAATCAATCAGCGCAAGCGAAGTGGGCAAGCTGCTTGAAGCGTACACGGAGGATGGCGGCAGCACGGAGTTCCTTTCAAAGCCTGTACCAAAACAGACGATAGGAACAAAAGCGGCGAATACTTCAAGCGCATCTGTGAACACGAATCGCGCAAACGTTGACGGGTCGAGCGTGATTCAGCTGACGCGCAGAAGTGCAGAATACAACGACAGCGGCACGCCTGTTGATGTGGTTGGAATCGTGTCCTCGGATGGCGACACGCTTACCGTCGCGCTTTCTGATGGTTCGACCGCGCCTATCAATGATATCTCAATTAATGACACAGAGCTTGACGCTGTTTACGGCAAGGCGGCGAACTACAACACGCAGGGCGCAAAGGCATTTGTTGAAAACTACCAGGAGGGAACAAACGTCGAGGACTATGAGCGCGGCTTTAACGCCATGTATAAGGGTGGCGAAAAAGGCGTTCCGTATGAATCCATACATAGTGTTTATGCGCAAAAGATCCTCTCTCAGGAAGCACGGGAAAGCGCGTATGCGGCGGGTATGAACGCGGCAAAGGCAAAGGTCGAAGTGGATACAAAAACGGCTCCTGAGGCGGTTGCAACACCGGAATCTTCCGCTTCTGTTGTTTCTGCTACCACGCAGGAAGCCCCGGCGAAGGTGACAGCACCAGCAGCGGCGCAGACCGCAGAAGTGGCAGCACCGGCACAGAATGCATCCGCTGGCGTTGTGCGCAATTATACCGGGAAACTGAACCGTGGGCAGGATCGCAGTATCCGCGCCATTGACGCAATCGGTAAAGCCATTGGCAGGAAGAT